CCACTGTTTCATCTGCTTGCGGATGATTTCTATTTCGTGATCAGTGGGCTTGTCCTGGTAATCAATGTCAAACGGCGTGCCGTTTTGTTCGTTTAGCTGTGTGGAAAACTCAGCAATGATGTCCAAACATGCATTGATCTCTGAGTCCATGTCCATGCTTTCATACTGATTGTAACGCTCAATACGATTGGGGTGTCCTGAGTAAACTTCAGGCAGTCTACTGGCGTAGTTTCGAAACACAAAATCGTTTGTGTTGTTGCCAGTGCCGCCGTCATTTTTACCATACCCAGGAAATCCAAACTGGTTAGTGCCCGAAATTGGACTCATCACTCCGGACGTGTCTGCTACTTTGAAATACTTTTTCCAGCCGGGTTTGTTTTGTTCTGCCATGGTTGTTTATTTACCGTTAGTTCTGTACATAACGCAACATCTTGCTTTGAATGTCGTTGCTGCTTTTTTGAATACTCAACATTGATTCAAACAGTGATCGATTGGCTGCACCTTGTGCCTTGAGCTCATCGCTCATTGCTCTAAATGCTGTGAGCATTGCTTCTGTATTAGGTAAAGCACTTGCTAATCCTTGAGATTCTAGTATTTGCCCAATGCCTGGTCGGCCGCTTGTTTCTTCAAATTTATCTTTAATTTGATCCAGTACAAGTTGATATTTACTCATGCCTCTGATAAAATCTCTAGGCATGGTCACAGGTACAGAACCATTTTTAAGAGGAATCACAGCCTCAGAACCTTTTTCACCAATCTGCGCAAATGTCGGTGAATGCACAATGCCGCCATCACCAAAGCTTTCTAACGCTTTGGCCCAAGGCAGGTCTTTGTGTGCTTTGTTCTTGCCATCATTGTCATAATAGCTTAAATTATCTGGTCCTCGCGGCAATCCGGCCCAAATTCTTGCAAGATTTGCTAGTAATCTTGCTTTACCTTCTGGCGTGGGATTTCGTGCATATTGATCATATCCACCTCGACCTCTAATTAAAAAATCAGCCAGTTTGTCTTGAGTCTCTTCGTCAAACTTTTGATTGCCTTTGATTCCTAATCCTCTAGCCATTTCTTGAAGAGTATCAATTTTCATTTGATACTTTCCTACTGGGGTACCTTTCCCTTCTCTCAAACGTTGACGCTGAAATTGATTTATCTCATCTAATGTCATGCTAGTTAGGCCAAAGTTTTGATTTTTTTCGCCTACTACTGCATTATAATTGCCGCCAAAACTTTCTGCCAGGCCAATCATATCTCGTATTTTTTTCAATTGTGTAGCGGCAGATACACTAGGTACACTATAACCTGGCATCCCTGATCCTAATGCTGTATTTGGCATATCAGTTCTTCTAGGATCAGTCTTGGCAAAATCACCAGTCCGACCAGTTGCTGATACATGTGGTGCTGTCTGTGCTGGCGCTGCCGCAGGTGGCACCTTTTTTGCTGCCGCAGCCGCAGCCGCCGCTGAAGTAGCTGGAACCGCTGCTGAAGATCCTCCTGCTGTCCCACCGCCCCCGCCACCGCCACTTGTTGACCCACCGGCAGTTCTGTTTGTTCCCGGAACAGGTGCTTTTCCTGCACTACCTTGTCGAGCGCCGACCGCACCTGGCGGCATTCCCACACCACCTTGTCGAGCGCCAACACCGCCAATGCCTGCTTTTTCACCAGGTGCTTTAAAATATTTAGAAACTTTTAAAAGTTCTTCTCGTTCTTTATCCAGTAACTCACGTTTTTCTCTAGCAGCTTTTTCGGCTAATTTTGCTGTTTCAATTTCTCTTTTGTTGGTTGATGTTTTTTGCTTCTCCATTGCAATGAGAATTTTTTTATTTTCTGCTTCTGCATCTTTTAAATTTTTCTCAAATTGCATTTCTTCTTTGTATTTGCCAGCATTGGGCAACAAACTGGTAGCTGCTTCAACAGTTTTTGCAAACCACGCAGTTGCTTCTGTAGCAGGAGTCACGCCATATCTCACAAAATCCTGCATGTTGTGCATGGAGTTTTGTTGTGTTTTTACCAGTTCAGCTTGTCGTTGTTGTTCTTCACTTAGAGCTTTGCCATCTTCGGCACCCATTTTTTTGCGCTGTTCGTAATTTTCTCTTGCTGCATCAACCATTGTGCCGGCTTGTCTTGCTGCGGCCAATCTAAAATCGCCAGCAGCATCGCCATACGCTTTGTTATAAACTCGCACTCCACCTAGCACTTTTCCTTGAGCAGTAACAGTTCGAATATTTGCTTCGGCAATACGGTCAAACGCTTGTTCGGCGTTGATAATACCAGCCTTTAAATCATGCATAGCTCGCATGCCTTCACCATTGCTGGCTCGCATGAGTTGTTGAGCAGCTTCAGTTTGTAGATTGCCTGACGCCAAATCGCGCATGCCTTCGGCTGCTTTTTCGTTATACACAGACATCATCATCACAGATTTTTCCATCTGCTCGGCGGCAGCAATCTGCTTTTGATCTTGACTGAGTCTCATTGCAGCAACTTGAGATCCAAATGCCTCATCGTTACGAAGTCTTTCTCTCTGATCACTTTGTTCTTTGCGAGTCAATCCAGTCAGTTGAGTCAGTGCATCTTGTTCTTTTAAGTAGGCAGTGGTGCTTGTTGCCAAATCATCGACTGATTTTTTCTGTGTTAGTCCAGCTCTACTTTGCAGTCTCAAGTAGTCTATAGTGCCTTCGTTGATTTCGTCCTGTGTCATGCCAGAATTAAGCAGTGACAGTTTGAATTTGTCCATGCCTGCACTGACTTCAGCATAGGCTTTGCGACCTTTGATCACTGAGCCACTCATCATTGCAAGTTCTTTAGAACTACCGGCTACCAATCCCACAAACTTATCTAGATCTTGAACACCAAGACCCAGTTTTTGCATGTCGTTGTAAATTCCTTGCAAACTATCAGCGCCAGCTGCGCCAATACGACTTAGTTTTTGATACGAATCAAATAATGCGTCACTTTGTTCGTTGGCTGCTTTGGCATATTTTGCCAGGCCAGCGGCAGCAAGTCCTACGGCTGCTACCAAAAATCCAATCCCGCCTGTCATTACACCCATTATTGCAGCCGCAGCACCTGCGGTAGCAGCCAAAGCACCTACTGCATCTGCACCGGCATCAATGCTTTTGTTATAGGCTTTCATGCCTTTTTCGCCATTGTACATGGCTGCGGCAGCGGCAGTGTAGGCTTTGCCTATGTCTACGGCAGCTTTGCCAGCGGCTTCCATGCCTACTTGCAATGCTTTACCACCTTTGCCAACAGAATCCAAAGATGCTCTGGTGCCTGGCAATATTTGGCCAAACTCTTGCAATTCTCGATTTACTTGAGCTAATATTTCTGCATGTTCTTGTTCTGTAGCGGCCATTGATTTATACCTATAAGTAGAAGTATATTTATAGGTGATTTATGACCCAAACTGCGAACCCGCTGAAACAATTTTTTAGACAACCTGCTTTGTATTTGAAGCTGCCCAGTGACGGGCAATTTTGGGCAGAAGGCAGTATTGACATGCCTCCCAACAAAGAGTTGCCGGTATTGCCCATGACTGCTATAGATGAAATAACCTATCGCACACCTGATGCATTGTTCAATGGATCTGCAATAGTGAGTGTGATACAAAGTTGCGTGCCAAATATTAAAAACGCCTGGAAAATTCCAGCAGTTGATCTAACCACAATCTTGATTGCCATACGTATTGCCACTTACAACAGTGAGATGGAAATTGGTAGTACTTGTCCGGCTTGTAACGCAAACGGGGAATACACACTAGATCTTCACACCATGCTTGCGAGCACTGGAAAAGTAGATTTTTCCAAGGCCATTAAGCAAGGCGATCTTGAAGTGTTTTTCAGATCAGTTGACTATCAAACACAAAATCAGTTGAATGCTCAACAGTTTGAACAGCAACGCATTATACAATCTATTTCGGAATCTACTGAAACTGAAGATGAAAAACTTGCAAAGTTAAACGGTGCCCTTAAAGCAGTAACTGGTATCACAATTGCAGCTATCAGCAATTCTATTGCAGGAATTCGCACTCCAAATGCTTTTGTAACTGAACCAGAATTTATCATTGACTTTTTGAAAAATTGCGACCGCACACTGTTTGGTACCATTCGAGATCATGCTGTACAACTGCGTGAACTGTCTGAATTGCCACCTATACCAGTGACGTGTAACGAATGCAATCATCAATACACACAAACAATCACACTGGATTCAACAAATTTTTTCGAAGTCGCCTCCTAACCTCTACGTCTGAACAAATTGCCGAGTTGGTTGACGGCATGGAAAAAGATGCTAAAGATATCAAAGCACAGAGTTTGAAACTTGCATGGTATATGAGAGGAGGCATAACTTATGAACAGGTGTTGCAACTTAGTCCTGCAGAAAGAGATATGATTTCTGAACTGGCCAAAGAAAACATGGAAACAACTAAAAAATCAGGATTGCCTTTCTTCTAATGGACTTAGATACAGTCAAACAAGATATTGAAAACTGGATTGTGAACTTTGTGGAAGTTCCGCATCCAGCTCTTGGTGGCTGGGCACCGTGTCCATACGCACGGTCAGCAAGACTGAAAAAAAGCTACGATGTGCATGTTGGAGTTGATCCCTACTTTGATCTTAAAAATCGAGCACGATGGGGCATGGGCAATAAGGAAGTTATTATCTATGCTTACGATCCTGTGGAATGGCCATATGAATTGTTCAGTGACAGTTTGAAAAATGCCAATCATGAACATTTGTTACGCAACGATATACTTGCACTGGAAGATCATCCTTCAGATGTAGAAATGGTCAATGGCGTATGCATGAACCAAGGCAAATATGCGTTAGCTCTAGTGCAAAGTCTCAGCGACCTAAACACTAAAGCCAAGCTCATGGCTGAAAAAGGTTTCTATCACAACTGGCCAGAAGAATATCTTACTGGATTGTTTGAACATCGCAAGGATCCAAGATGAGCTATCAGTTTGCCAGAATTGATCTAGCAAAAACAAACTATACACCAACTGTGAAGTGGGAGTACCTGCTTGATACTGACATCAAACAGCTAAACAGTATCTACAGAGACTATTGCAAATACAAACATTTTGCCAGCGTGATGCCTATATTTGACAGTCGATACACAGATCCAATGACAGATGTTATTGGGTACTACGACAACGATAAATTGGTTGCATTCAGCTTGATCCGCCGCTACGACGATCATAACGCACTGTGCGATCAATTTGCATGGAACTACAACAATCCCAAATTACGCTTGGGAATAGAAACAATGAAAACCGAGTGTGCAATCTACAAGGCACGAGGATTTAAATACCTGTACCTTGAGCAAGCACACTTATACAAATCTAGCATGGCGGGATTTGAAATACTAGGACCACTGGAGTAACTATGGATTTATATACAATTTGGGCA